AAAAATATACCATATAAAGAAGAAGTCTATTTTGAGAGTTTATTATCAAAAGCATTACTTGATTATTCCTATAAATGGGATGGTCCAATAAATTCTTATTTGCGATCAGGTCTCACCTATTTTTTGACTCCTATTTTTAATCAAACATATAAAGTTTATGGAGACACAAAAAAAACTGCATGTTTAGCAATTATAGATAAAGTAAAAGATTTAGATAGAGCATTTTTAGAAGCCGCACCAAGACATGAAGACTCGGCAAAAATATATTATAGAGGAATGAAACAACCTTTTGAAAATTTTGCAAAAGAAGGTGATACAATAACAATGCCCAATTTTATGTCTATTACTACAAACTTTAAAGTAGCAGTAGGATTTTCTGGAATAGGAAAAGTTGGACATGCAAAATGTTGCCTATATAAAATTTGGATATCAAATGGTGTTCCATATGTAAATATGGTAAATACAACAAAATACAAACATGAAAATGAAACATTATTACCACGAAATTTAAAACTAACTTTTATTAAAAAGTCAACATTACCACATCATTATTATGGTGAAATTCCGGTAATAGTTCTATCAGTTTCATTACAAAATAATGATCAATTTAAAATTCCCAGTGGTTGTAGTAAATTTTATTTAGGAAAATTAATTGGTGTTAAGTCGTCATATTTAGACGTAATTAGTAAAACTGAAACTGAAACTAAAAATAAAACTAAAAATAAAACTAAAAATGAAAATAAAATAATTGAGCCTATTATAATTGAACCTATTATAATTGAACCTACAAAAGTAATACCAGAAAGAAAGAATATAGCAAAGAAACAAACAACAAACTTAAAACGTTGCCCTAATGGAACTCGTAAAAATAAAATTACTAATATATGTGAATCAATTATAACTAATTCTTTTAAAAAAGAAAATGAAATATTAAAGCAAAAAACAAAATCAAAACGATGCCCTAATGGAACTCGTAAAAATAAAATATCTGGACTATGTGAAAAAATATAAAATATAAAATATAAAAATATAAAATATAAAATATAAAATATAAAAATATAAAATATAAAATATAAAATATAAAATATACATAAAACATTAAGATTATATAGAAATATGAATATAACTGGAACAAAATCTACTATATATGACCCTGATACAGATTCTGTAAAGCAAGTAGATGATACATATAATGGCAAATTATTTTTTAGAAAAAATTATGGTAAACCTCATCCATTTTTAGATTATTCAAAAAAGATGGAGTTAGCAATAGTTAAAATATTACTGCAACATCCATATCCAAATATTGTTCATTATTATGATATTAATAGTAAATATGCTGACATGGAACAAGTAGATACAGACAAATCAAATCCATTATATAAACATGTAATGACACGCGAAGACTTAAATGAAATAATAGAAGTAATGAGTAAAGTAAAAGATTTTTTACAAGCACTAGGAATTATGTATGTAGATTGGAAATTTGATAATATGGGAAAATCGGTGGAGGGAAAATATAAATTGTTTGATTTTGATGCGTCTGGACTAATTGATTTAGAAACGCAACAATGGAAACTCAAAGCAAATCCTATGTATTGGAGTTATAATGAGGCAATAAAAAATGGAGCACAAACACCAAAAGAAATAGATGATTGGTCTTTTAACTATAATATTATTGAAGAAGGAGAAAAACTTATAAAAAGTATGAATGAAAAAAATTTACCATAAATAAACATGACTTAATATTTTAGCATTATAATAACCGTTCGATTTTCTCTTTTCTAATGCTATTGCTTGTCCTCTTTTTTTTGTTCCAGAATGCCGATTAAAATAATTTTGCATACGTTTGCGATCATTATGATTTTTATAAGCATATAATTTTAAGGGTGTTCTGTCCTTAAATTGTTGATAATCTGATGCGCCAAAATGTATTTTGCGTATTTTTTGTGTTGTTTTATTTTTAATATATGCTGTATATTTTTTTCCTGTTATTTTACTTCTCTCAAATTTTATAATTTTTTCATGCATATTTTATTTTAAATTATATATAGTAAAATAAAATAATTATTATATTTTATATTATTTTATACAATAATATAAATACTATTATGAATGTACCTATTAAATATTTACCTAAACACATAACTAAAAAAGATAAAAAAATAATAGTAAATGAATTAAAAAAATCACGCAACGCTTATAAAAAAAATAATTATTATACACGAAAAAAAATTTCTTCATATAAATCCAAACCCTCACAACATATATTAAATGTAAAAAAATTATATAATCTTGATAAATTAGTAATAAATTCTAATCTCTCAAAAAAAACAGGATGTTCTGTAAATTCATTACGCAAAATTGTAAATAAAGGGCAAGGTGCTTATTATTCGTCTGGTTCTAGACCGAATCAATCTAGTCATAGCTGGGGATTAGCGCGTTTAGCAAGTTCTATTAGCGGTGGAAAAGCATCAGCAATAGATTATAAAATATTAGAAAATGGGTGCAGTAAATCATCTAAAGCATTAAAGTTGGCCAAAAAAGCAAAATTAAAATACAAATATGGAACACGTAGAGTAAGAAAAACGAAATTATTCTAATATTCTAATATTCTAATATTTCAAATTATTTAGCATATACTAATCCAGCAAAACCATTTTGAAACAATAATATATTATATTTTTCTTCAATAACATGTAAATTATAATTATATTTATAAATACTAGTAGGATCTTTTGTTACTCCTATAATAGCACCTGTTTCTTGATCACATATAGTTGTAAAATTCGAGTTTATCGGATCAATAGGAGGATTACTATAATTGTTATACTCAAATTCAATTGTTTTAAATAAATTAGTATTAAATGCTCCGTTCGGTTGCTGTTTGAATGGGTCTGTTGTTAGTGAAAAATTATAACAATATAATCCTATTTTAGAACAAGATCCGTTAGATTTATTATATTTTTCTACTTTACTAAAAATATTACTGTCAAAATCTTGTTCTCTATATTTACCATCACAAATTATAGCAAAATTTTTCATTATTTCACATTGGTTACTTTGTGAGTATAAATCTTGACTGTATCCAGTTATATAAATATTTTTTGAAATATCACCGCTATTATAACTAATATGTGGAGTATAATATTTATACTCATTAGTAATTTTAAATTTTTCTAAATCGTTTGGTATTTTGTCTTCATATAACCAATTAGTATAGTTAGACCATTCATTTCTTGAAGCAACATCGGTTCTTTGGAAATACCACATCCAACCACTTATTAAACCTTTTGACTCTATTTTAACTTTATTTGACTTTATAACTTTTTCAAAATTATATTCATTAATTTCTCGTATCAAATAACTCTGACTATTTTTGGCAAAATGTTTTCGTTCCGTTTCTTCTAAAAAACATTGCGTACATATTAAATGAATATTACTATTTACAGTGGTTCTTAAATTATCATAACTATCAAGTGAATTAGTTAATGGAATTATTGGTGGTGGATGTATAAATTTTTTAAATTGGTAAGCTGAATTACTTTGATTTGGTTGAATTTGTGGGAAATTATTATATGATATAGTATTTAAAGAATTATCATATAACACATCTTTTATTGTATATAATTCTGTAATGGGTCTTAATGTAAAATCAATAACTAATTCACTATATTGTAAACATATTAATGGAAATGACATTAAAGATGACATAGCAAACCAACTATTTATTGGTATATACAAGTTATAATCACGTATGGATGGTTCTATATTGGTTATGTCAGGATTAATGCCGTTGTAATTATATGCATTTGGATAATTATTATTTCTATTATTATAATTTGCCGGATCATTTAATTCATTTATATTTCCTGTCATTTTATCAAATATTGCTTTTTTATTGGCATCAAAATCACGCTCTACAATATTTTGTAGATAATGCCCACTAAATTTCTGTATAGTTGTACCGTCAATTGTTATATTAACTTCTTTAATTATTTGACAACCAATATTTTTAATCCATTTAAACTCATATGGTCTATATTCGCTGTTATATTTGAAAATAGGACTCCATATTTTGGGTAATTTTACTACCAAATAAATATCCATTAGCAAATCTCCGTAGCGCATAATTTTAAAAGAATATTTGGAAATTTTAGTAATATCTAATTCCGTTTGTCCCACTTGATCAATTCTAAATTTTTGTAATCCAAAATTAGTATATTTAGAATACGTTGACTTAAAAAAACTTTTAGTTGGATTACCAGTCAAAATAATATTTTGATTTCCTAGTGCTATTAAATTTAACAATCCACCTGCCATAATATTAATTAATATAACATTATACTTTTTATTTATGTTATAATATATTTTAATTTTTATACAGTAATTAAAATATATTGTAAGTATAATTATTATGTCTGGTATGTCTAAAATAGTTAGTGATGTTTCGACCTATGTTAATAAGAATGTTGGGCAATATGTTCCTACTGTAAATAAATCAAGAATTTTTATAATAACACTAGGAGTTATTGCAATAGCATTAATAGTTTTATTTAGTTATATTTTTAATATATTAAGATTACAAGAGAATGCATGCTCTAAATTAGAAATACTCTATCCTAATCCAACAAATCAGTCTTATTTTAATAGTAATAGTAGTATTAAAGCCAGTGCTTTAACTATATTTGATACTTCTAATAGTATATTAATTAATTACCATGTTAAAAGTGCATATAATTGTTGTTGTGGGGATGGATATAAAAATAATTTTGTTGCTTTATGTGCTCTACAAAAATGTATTGCAAATGGTTGTAGATTTTTAGATTTTGAAATCTATTCATATAATAATGATCCTATTATTGCTTCGTCTACAGCAGATAATAATTATATTAAAGAATCATATAATGCTTTACTATTAAGCGAGGTATTAAATACCATAACTGAATATGCTTTTGATGGAATAAAAACAATATGCTCAAATGATCCATTAATATTAAATTTTAGAGTAATGAGCACCAATGCAATTATGCTAGAAAAGATGGGTGATTTATTTGAAGAATATTTAGATAAAGGTATTAATGCTAATTTTTCATTATTAAAAGTCTATAAAGACGCTGCTGTATTAAATATTAAAATGAGAGAGTTATATAGAAAAATTATAATTATTTGTGATTTCAAGCCTAATGCTAATATTATTGTAAATCCTAAATTGACAAACTATATTAACTTGAGAGGGTCAGGTTCATATTGTCATACTTATAGACATAAAGATATAGTTACTAAAAATAACACAACACAACTTCGCGGAGAAACAATAAGCAAATATGTAATAGTATTACCAGACATAGATAACTCAATACAAAATTTTGATAGTACTGATTCTTTTAGCAATGGATGCCAAGCAATTTGTATGAAGCATCAAAATTTAGATAATTTCTTAAAAGGTTATAATGATGTTAAATTTGGGGAGGGTGAGAGATATTCTTGGAGATTCAAATAGCTACAACTTAGTAATATTTAATATATTTTTAAAATACAAATCTTTTAAAATTTATATAGCATAATATTGCTAAGTATGAAATAATTGCTAGAATAATTACTGCTAACCATAAAGGCAAAATTGTTTTATTTTTATAACCTATACCAAATTCGCGAGGTTTTCCGTTTTTATCAAAAATTACATTTGGTTTAGTAACCATTATTATGGCAAATAATAGCAAAAATACTATTATAGATACTAAATTTATATTTGTTACAACAAATTGTCTTAACATACTTAATATTATATAATATTTATAATATTAAATATTGCACTTATTAATTTCCTCCTAAATTTTCTAATTCATAGTATTATTATTTTTCTTTAAATTATTTTTAACAAGTATTTTTTAATAACATTGTTCCTAAATATGGTTTAATTTCTTCGCTTAGCATGTCGTGTTTTTCTTTTTCTACCTTCTGCTAGTGCATGTCTTTGTGTTTGTCTTCTTACAAACCCATGTTGTCTATATGGTAATAATGGAACCGTTATACGAGCATGTAATGGGGCATTCATTGTTCCTATAATTGAATCACATACTTCTATTAACTCTGCAATTTCTTCTTCGTTTGATGGTGGAAAGTGATTAGTTAATAAATTTCTTAATAAGTTTATTTGTTCATAAAGATTGGGTAAACGTAAGACACCTGCTATAGTTCTAGCAGGTATTGTTCTTAATATATCATCTTTTATAGCACTTACTGTAGTTGGATCTGGATTTGTTCTTCTTAAAACAATTACAAATCTTATTAAATTATTATAAAAATCAGGAACACGTGTTTCGAACTCATTTTCAAAATCTTTTTTACTTACCATAGTTCGTCTACTTTTCTGGATTCTGGACGCCGCATAACTTCGCAATACCATATTTGTTACATCTCGTTGTGTCCCATTAAACATACTGGCCATGTGAACTTTTCTTTCTAAAAATCTATTTCCTGCTTTGTTGTTTCTTTTTAATGTTTTACGTAATGTTTTACGCATATATATTTTATATATATAAAAACTATAAAAAATATAAAAATATAAAAACTATAAAAAATATAAAAATATAAAAATATA